CCTAGTTTGGACGGGTGTAAACGCTACACTCATCTGGGAAAATGCTTTTGGAGGTTTGACATAATGGCAACAGTAACGCCTAATTTTAATTGGCCGGTACCTACATCGACCGACTTAGTAAAAGATGGAGCGACGGCTATCGAAGCCTTAGGCGACTCTATCGATGCCTCTTTAGTCGATCTTAAAGGCGGTACTACGGGACAGGTACTAAGTAAGACATCCGGTACGGATATGGACTTTACGTGGGTTACGTCGGACGATGCTAACGCTATCCAAAATACTATCGTCGATGCTAAGGGCGATTTAATTGGTGCAACGGCAGCCGATACACCGGCTCGTTTAGCGGTCGGTACTAATGGCCAAGTATTAACGGCAGACTCAACAGCCGCTACGGGTTTAGCTTGGGCAACTGCAAGCGCAGGATCTACAAACGTCGCAGGTAAAAACGGTGTATTAAACTCTAATTTTAGTGTGTGGCAACGAGGTACATCTTTTAGCGGATCTACGGGTAACTATCCTTACACGGCGGATAGATGGCAGATGTTTGCTAATCAAGATGAAAGAGTAAGCCGACAGGTAACAGGCGATACGACTAATTTACCTTTTATCCAATATTGTGCTCGCGTGGGCAGAGTAGCCTCCGCTACATCTACTACCGCTATTGCTTTCGATCAACCTTTTGAGACGGTTAATTCTATCCCTTACGCAGGTCGCACGGTTACGCTTTCGCTTTATGCGCGCCGAGGTGCTGATTATTCAGGATCTAGTAATGCTCTTAATGTGCAACTAATTGGTGGCACTGGCACGGATCAATCACTAACCGCCGGTTTTACGGGTCAAACGGATTTAATTAGCTCGTCAGCATCACTTACTACTACGTGGCAGCGTTTTACTTTCAGTGTTGCTATAGCTAGCACCTATACACAGTTAGCGTTTAGAACGTTTTACGTCCCTAGCGGCACCGCAGGGGCGGCAGACTTTTACGAGATTACAGGAGTGCAGCTTGAGATCGCAGGATCAGCAAGTGCGTATAGTCCTAATACATCTACATACCAAGCGGAGTTAGCGGCGTGTCAGCGTTATTACTACCGCGCCGTAGCAGACACCGCTTACGGTACGGTCGCATCATATGCCGTAGCATCAAGTAGCACCGGATTTATTTCCGTGATACAAGCACCCGTAACGATGCGAGTGTCGCCGACAAGTTTAGATTTTTCGACGTTGGCTTTTGTAAATTATGCAGATACTTTATACGCTGCATCATCTTTAACTTTGCCGGCAAATAATAATAAACAAAATATTTTTATTTCCGGGTCAATAAGTGGAGCAACGGCAGGACACGCAGGGCGTTTAACCGGTAATAATAATACAGCCGCTTACCTCGGCTTTAGTGCGGAGTTATAAAATGGATAACGTTATTTATATTGATATCGAAACACTACAAGGCACCGAAACTCACGCGGTCATAGATCGCGGTAATGGTGAGTTTACCTCGATGCTAAAATCCACTTACGACGAGCAGCAAGCGGCGCACAATGGAAACCTCGTATAACGGCTACCCGGCATCAAAAGATCCGGCCGAGATAAAAATAAAGTCCTACCTGGTAAAAGGTACGGATCGTAAGCTGCGATGCGCTGAGAGTGTGGGGCCACTACTCGCAGCCTTCGCGGCTGAATTTCACGAGTTAATCGAGCCGATTGATGAGGGCACGTTTGACGATTGGGGCTACGCCTACCGTATGGTACGAGGCAACCCTACAAAATTATCGTGTCACTCATCCGGTACCGCTATCGATCTAAACGCTACAAAGCATCCACTAGGAAAGTACGACACTTTTCCGGCTGAAAAAGTACCGATGATTAGAGCTCTAGCTAAAAAGTATGGCCTCAAGTGGGGCGGCGATTTTAAGAGCAGGCCGGACGATATGCACTTTGAGGTAGAGATATCGGCAAGCAAGGCTAAAGCCTTAATCGCTAGTTTAGGTTTATAGTTAGATAAATCCTTAAGGGCACTAAGGAGCAACAAATGAAAGAGCAAGCAATAGCGGCGGCAAAATCATACGGTCGAGCATCCCTCGCATCCGTAGCGGCTTTGTATATGTCCGGCATCACCGATTACAAAGTATTGGCTAACGCGTTTATCGCTGGGCTAATCGGGCCACTACTAAAAGCGTTGCAACCGTCGGAGAAGCAATTAGGCGTAGGCGCTAAGTAATGGAAAGAGCTCAGCTCGTAGTTGGTATAGCTCTCGGGAGTTTTACTATTTTGGGGCTAGGAGCTGGGCTCGTCCGCCATCTAGTTAAGTATTATTTAGCCGAGTTAAAGCCGGACGGCAACGGCGGCCATAACCTAGCCGGGCGCGTTGAGCGCATCGAGCAGCGCGTGGACCGTATCTATGAGATTTTGTTAGAGGACAGACTCGCCAAGTAGCGACACGCCAAAAGGCTATACGCTTTTAATTCGGACAAAAAGCCCTCATACTGATACTACAAACGCTGAGAGGGCTACTCGGTTAGTAGCTTGATCGGCCTTAACAAAGGGCTAAGTAATGAATAGTTTAGATATATTGATCGGTTTGGCAGCCTGCGGTATGGGCTTTATGTTTATGGTGATCGGTTACTCAATAGGACACCGACAAGGGCACGGCGAGGGCTTTGTACGTGGCCGCGCTATCGCTCAAGCTCTGAAAGATAAGGAGCTAATCTAATGGGGTTTTTAGATAACTACGAGGACGTAAACGCTCGTATTAAGCGCTTTAGATTAGAATTCCCATCCGGTAGATTAGTCGCTTACATCGAGGATCTAGATATTATTAAAGGCACGATCCTAGTTAAAGCTGAGGCGTACCGCGAGTATGAGGATCATCTACCTAGCGCCGTCGATTACGCTTTTGGTAACGTTTCGACTTATCCAAACAATATGAAAAAATGGTTTATAGAGGACACAATTACCTCAGCTTACGGCCGGTGTATCGGGCTATTAACGCCAAGCCTTGAGCATAATTCACGGCCTACCGCGCAGGATATGGAAAAGGTCGAGACACTACCGGCGGACTCGGACCCGTGGAGTACAAAGGCCTCGATCGAGGATATGGCAACAATGGCGAGTAGCATCTTAGAGATTGGTAAAAGCCTCGGCGGTGAGTTAGTAGCTGAGGCCCCACGATGTACGCACGGTACGATGGTGTGGGCTGAGGGTACGGCTAAGGCAACCGGTAAACCGTGGGCCGCGTATAAGTGCACCGAGCGGGTACGAGCTAATCAATGTAACCCGTATTGGCACGTACTCGGATCCGATGGAAAATGGAAGCCTCAAGTATGACCATAAACCCTAAAGATATTTATCGGGCAACCGATGGCCATATTTACTCTTTTGATGGATATGGCGGCTCGGGTAATTGCTCTAAATGCGATAACGATACGTTTATAAATGATTACGTACGCGAGGATGGTCTAGTCGTGGCCTTTTGTAAACGCTGCGAGGACGGGTTAAAACTCTAATGGGCGAGCTTACTTTTATTAAAGACGGCGTAGCTACGACTATCCATGATAACGGTGATATGACCGTAGTTGCGGCCAAACAATGCGACGAGTGTTACGAGTGGCGTACAGACCTCGGGGGCTTTTCGTACCGAGATGTATCCGGTGAGGTAGTTTTATGGTTATGTGCACAATGTCGCGCGTAGCTAAAGTAATACTCGATCGATCGCAAGAGATTACCGCTCATCGTGTAGGCCTAGAGCGCACGATTATACGTAATGCCGATCCGACCGATGCGAGTAATTTTGGCCAAGCCTATAAAAACTGGCACGAGCTTGTATGGCAAGAGTCAGAGAGTGCAGCCGCAGAGATCGCCGTAGCTAACTATTTTGGCGATTACGGTTTTGTACCGGCTATAGATAACGCTCACGATACGGCAGACGTGGGCGAAAATATCGAGGTCAAATGGACCAAACACGCTAACGGGCATTTAATCATACAAAACAGAGGACCGGGCAGGCCTAACGATGTAGCCGTAATGGTTACAGGCTTTAGCCCGGTTTATGTTTTACTCGGATGGATGCCTATAAGTATGGCAAAGCAAGCCCGGTACAAACACCCGTATCAGGATAATTATTGGGTACCTCGAGCTAATCTATTTGAGATGCAATATCTAAAGAGGTCTAATTATGGCGACGTATAAAACTAAGTGCCGGCTATGTGCCAAAATGACCGATCATATAGAACGTGTCGTAACCGATAACCTGCCACCGTACGTTAAGTCGCTCCAATGCGTTAAATGCGGTGTTATGGGAATAGTACTAATGGAGGATCTACGCGATGCCGATGTATGAGTATGAGTGCATTATGTGCAATATCCGGTATGAGCTTGAGCAACCTATAACCTCAAACGCTGCGCCTATGTGTTGCGGTAGCCATATGAGGCAGGTGTATCACGCACCCGGTATTAGCTTTAAGGGCACGGGATGGGGTGGGTCTAAATGAGGACACAAATTACTCATATATGCGATTGTGGTAAAACTTTTAATATTGATAATGCAAGGCCTTTAGTAGCCGTAACTATTCTGCAAGTATCTATTAAAAATCACTCAGATAATTGCGAATTAGCTGGGGGTAAAGATGCTTAATAGTTATCCACAAGGTTTATCCACATATGTTAAAAAGGTGTGGGACACGCTGAAAGATACGCTCAATGTTGCAGCCTATTTGACTATAGGAGTACGCTCCATACTCGCAGGCGAGCCGCTACCGCGGATAGCTCGCAGGCGTAGTTTGGTGCTATTGGCCGGGCTATTGCTATTTAGCAATATGCCTGCATCTCAAGCAATTAACACACATAGAGATAAAGAAAACTACAAACTATACGCACATATAAAGCTACTTAATGCTAAGCAATATAGATGCTTAGAGATCTTATGGAATAAAGAGAGTAGATGGGATCCTCGAGCAGATAACCCTAAGAGCTCTGCATATGGGATACCTCAGTTACTTAAGATGAAAGAGTTAGATCCCTTTAAGCAAATAGATCTAGGACTTAAGTACATAAGCAAGCGGCATAACACACCATGCAAAGCACTCGACTACCATAATCGCAAAGGCTATTACTAATGGTGCACGGTAAGCACGACCCGAGACTCAGTAATAAGTACAAGAAGCAAAGGCTAGTAGTACTAGCTAGGGATGGTTATACGTGTGTGTATTGTGGGCAGGATGCCACTACGGTAGATCACATAGTCAGCCTCAAAGCCGGAGGCGATCCGATTAGTTTGGAGAATATGGTGGCCTGCTGCAAACGATGCAATTCGAGCAAGGGATCACGCTCACAAGGCGTTTTTTTAGCATCCAATTCTAC